AGTTGCGTAGTAAAATCGCACCAAAGCATTAAATCATATTCAACAGTAACATACCTAGGTATGTCAACAAGATAGATTTTTTGAGAATCAATGGGTTGATTTGTTGGTATTGGAAATAATTCATCTTCATATCGATTATTTTGATTGTATCGTTGCTTGTATGCTCGAATATTGCTAGCAGGATTTCGATTAACATCTAATCCTTTTACTGCATCTCGTTCTGCTACAGAATTACGTTTTATCATCATTAATGGCGATTGCAACATTCCTTTTTCATCTCGCAGAAATCCTAAACGTCGTACATTATCCCATTTTTCGCCATTAGCAAAAATTACCGGTACTGGTATTGTTTGTTGTTGATGTGTAATTTGTGGTTGTATTTCATTGTCAATATACCATTTAATTGCATAATCAACATCATATATTGTTCGCTTCGGCGTTCGTATAACATCATCATCTCGACGAATTTGTTGTGAACGATTTAAAACTTGATCTGGCGTTAATCCTTCCGTACGTATAGGATTAGGTTTATTAGTTTTTCGATCAATATCTTTTCTGTTTATTCTAGACATTAACCTCCTTTATATGCCGGTAAATTGTTATCTCCGCCAAATCTAATATTAGAAATACCTGCCGGTGTTTGTCTTGTTGCATGTGCATCACATATAATAGAAACACTATAACCAAATTGATCACCGTTAGGCCATGTATCTGGATTTTTTCCTGCAAAGTATTGATTTGCATCTACATTGTCAAGTTCATAATATTCATTATCCCAAAATACAATGTCGCCTACTTCAGGATAAAATTCTGCACGTTCTAAAATATCTCTAGAAATTGCAAATTGTGCCGTTCTTGTATATGAATGACCATAATCATCCATGTTTGAAGTTTTACCTTCTTTAGTAATGACACATGGAATTAAAATAGAATCATAATATGATTTAGATTCAGATTCGCCATAAATATTTGATTCAGAATGTTCTACAACTAATTTAAAGAATCTTATTTCAGTGTCAATAATTGTATTGATTAATTCGGAATTGATTGATGCTAAAAATTTTGCATCTCGCATACTACCAAAAAGTGCCATATCATTTCCTCCTTATCCAACGTAAATTTTCAATGGTACTTTTGATAACATTTCATGCATCTGCGTTGCTTCTGCATTTTGACGAGTCATCATTTGTTCTTTAGTCATCTTATCTAAAAATTCTCTTAATTGTGTTATTAACGTTTCTTTTTCTGATTGTCCTTGGGATACTAAATCAGAACCATTTAGTGTTACTTCACCATTTGGAATAGGAACTGAAGAATATTTATTGCGAATATATCCTAACATTTCTTTTGCTAACGCAATACCATATTTAATTATCCACGCACGCCCCATATCATTAATTTTCCCGTAGGTTTGATACGTATATGGTATATTTGATGCGTCTGTAATAACATTGTTTAAAAGTGCGTTATTACCAAATAAAACAGATTGATTATTTTTATCACTATCAAAAATAAATTCTACCCAAACTTTGCTAAAGAATGGTGTTGCCGAAGAAGATCCTGTTCCAGAAACTGGTACTGGCCAGAATTTTATATTGTCTCCATGTATTTCAAATGAATATGCAGATTTGCGTATTTGATCATTAAATTCAATTGCTTGCAATCGCATTAAATCTGAATTAATTGGCATCATCATGAATGATATTGATGGTGAAAATCCTCCAAAATCAAATGCATCTAATAATTGTTGTGAACCTAAACCAGTACCTACAAATGGATCAAAATATCTTACAATTGCCGGCGGCGGATTATGTAATACACGTTTTATTTCAACCGATGAAGTTGCGACTACAATACCCAATGATGACGAAATTGCATCTTTAATATTATATGTTTGTTGACCTGGCACAATATCAATTGCAACACTTCTCCATTCAACATCTCCGCCAGAGTCAGCTTCCGTACCATATGTTTTTGATAGTTTAGTAATATAGCCAAATGAATTTCCAACTAATGCATTAGTTAAACTATTGCCATTTGCTGAAAGAAATGCAGCACCGGTTTGAATACCTAATGTATTCATCAAGTTGTTAACAATATTAACTTGATTAACTTGATTTGAATATTCAATTACCGCAGCTTCAAATGCAGTATAAAAATTTATTGCTTGCATTTCAACATCCATTATTGGATATCCTAAATGTTGCGCTGCTGCTTTTGCAAATTTATCTGCATGTGATTGGAAAGTAGAATCAGTATCAAAGAAACCAAATGGTGTTGAACCAGTTGTGAATGAAGAACTCCCGGGCCATATTGGTCTGTTTTGACTGTAATCCATTATTTTCCCTTTTAATTATAAATATCAATATCTTTCATTTAGTAGTTTTAAAATTTCATCCAATGCTTCATGTCGATGATTGTCAGTTAAAATAATTTCATTGACAAATTTTGATTCTTTTAATTTAGGAACTTCGTGCACTGCCGAATCATTATTAAATTTTAAATCTATTTGATATCTGTCTCCAGTTAATATCATAATACTATCTTTTCCTAAACGAGATAATACCATTTGTAGTTGTTGTTTTGTTAAATTTTGAAATTCATCTACAATGCAAATTGCATGATCAAAAGTTCTACCTCGGAAATGTGCTAAAGAAACTAATTCAATATTTTCTTCTTTTTCCATTTTATCTAGAATTTCTGGTTTATTATATACTTTACGCATATTGCTACGCAACGGTACTAACCATGGATCCATTTTTTCTGCTAATGAACCTGGAAGAAATCCATTATCTTCATTTGATACAGTTGGACGAGTTATGATAATTTTATTGATTTGTCGTTTAAAAAACATATCTAAAGCAATTTGTACTCCTAACAATGTTTTACCAGAGCCAGCTTTTCCTAATATAAAATTAAATGGTGTTTCTATAATACGTGCTTTTGCTTGTTTTTGTTCTTCTGATAATGTAATTGAAAATTTGATATCGGTTTTTGGTGGAGTTTTCTCCTTATTTAATGTACCCATAATAACCTTTTTTAATTAAAACAATTTTGTAAGAGTTGATTCTTGTAACGTCATATCTTTTAACGTTTCAATTTTACCTAGTCCCATTTTTCTAATTGCTTGAAATGTTTTTCTTGGAGGATATGGAGTCATAACTTTAATAGTAATTAACTCTTTATCAGGACCTAGGTCTTGTTCGATATGAACCATTAATACTAAACGTATAGCTCGTATACGATCTAGAACATCGACTAAACGACCATCATAACGAATAATCGCTTGCATTGAATACTTATGTCTTTCTACTGCCATAATTCTTTTTATTTTAATATAAATATTCATACAGTAAAAAAGGGTGACCGAAGCCACCCTTTCTTATTTACGTTAACTAATTAATTGGTTAAATGATTAAATCAAATTAACGATTAAAGCGTGTTAAGGCCGTGTACGTATACTTTTCCGTAGAATTCTGGACGAACTACTTTCTTCGCATAACGTGTCATAACACCTTTACGTGGAGTGAAGTTAACTGGATCGTAAACCAATGGAGTCATGATAAGTGGAATGTAAGGGCTAAATACAGCACCAGTCTCAAGGAACTGCGCACCGCGGAAGCCCATAAGGATTACATTTTCTAACATGTATGGGTTTTTGTAAACAGTGTAACGGTTATTGATTGCACCAATTTTTTGTACACCTGCTGCAAATTCCATTTTAGTACCATCTGTATCAGCAGCAAATCCTGGGATAGACTCAAGGATAGTTGCAACCGCAGGAGAAGTTACAAGGAAGTTAGCACCACCACGAAGGGTTTTTTGGTGAATTTTGTTAGATACTTTTTGAAGTTTGGTACCTAAAGTTTGGAACCAACCGCCTTGGGTGTTGTAGAAGCCATCACCTAATGATGTTGCTGAACCAGCAGCTAAACTAATGAAGTTAGTACCATTCCAGATAGTATTGTTACGAGCTGACCAAAACTCAGTTGTTGGTGCTGCTGCGATCAACATATCAAGGATCTCAAGATCGATTTCCATTGATACATACTCAGACAACATTGAAGTCAATTCAGCTTCAGCATCAATTGAGTGGTAAGCGTTAAGGTCTTGTGCGAACTCTGGAGTCCATACAGCCTTTAACTTACGAGTCTTAGCAACGATTGGCTCAGACTGCATTTCAAGGTTGATTTCTGGAATATCGATATCAGTTGTATATCCATTACCATAAGCACCTTTGTTATCTTCAAAGTCACCACGAG